TTAAAGGAATTATTTTTGTTTATTAACTGCTTCTATAATTTTATTTATATCAAAGACATTTACTGTATCATACGGAAAGGCTTGAATTTGTCCTGAAATATCATCCTGTAAATATGTAAATTTATCAAAATTATTTATAATATTAGCATTAGGCAATACATTTATATGTTCTGGATAACCAAACACTTTAGGTGAATTACCAATCCAAACAACTGTGCTCTGTAAATCTAATGCTGCAGCGACATGTTGTGCAAATGAATCTATGAATAATCTCTTGGTACTAAAAGTAAATACTGCATATAATTCTCTATGTGGTAATAATAATGGTTCAACACCACGTAAATTTAGTTGTTCTGGTGCTTTAATATGTAAAATACGATATGATTTACTAAAATAATCAACCAATTTCTGACTTATCTCCACAGGCATATCCCTATACCATGATTTTTTCGAATATTGTTGATTACTTCCGCCATGTGTTTGTAATAACATGATTGGTCTATTATCTGGTTTTATCTTATCTCTTGCTATTTCGATCTCTCTGGGGTTTAAATAGATTTTTGGTTTATACCCATCATAAGGTATATTAAACATTTTACACCAAGTTTCAGTCAGATGTTCTTTTCTTAATATATGATTAGTTTCATTATAAGGGTCGTGTTTCATTATAATCGTGTCTTCTTTGAGATAATCATCTTTGAAATATTGCGGTATTTGATTGAACACAAAAAAACGAAATATATCTGGATTATAAAATGCGGGTCCGTCCCAAGGGGTAATCCATATCAACTTTCTATCTGGATATGCTTTTTTTATTGCACGAATTACTGCGGTTGCGCAAATTTGTTTACCATGACCGCCTTGGCTTTCAAATATTATATATTTATCATTACTACTTATTTTACTGTCTGTTACCATAAATTTTGTTTTAAATTTTAATTATTTTTAATTATTATATGTAAATCTGTAATTTCCTGCTCTTGATATACATCCTTTTAAATTTTTACAAATAGACGTTTCATCAATATTTAAATCTTTTGACCCCTCTCTAATTGAATTATATTCTGCAACATAATTTCCAGTTAAATCATATGTTAATATTTTACGAGAAACACCTCTTCTTTTATATTTTTCAATATTTAGGGGGATTTTATCTTTATAAAACCACATATAACCACCAGTTTGATTATAATTACTCATCTTTAAACATTTATTAATTAATTTTGAATTAATTCCAGTGATTTTTTCGGCATCACTTTGACCCAAATATTCATTTAAAAAAATACCATTCAAACTATATTGTACTATTGGTATTGTATGCTTTTCTCTTTCTTTTAATATGATTGGTTTCTTTTTTTCGGTTCTAATGTTAATTAAATTATTTGAGGATAACCAATAGTAACCCTTAGACGATAAATTTACTTTTTGATCTAATGCCCTACAAATATGTGTCGCTTGTGTTTCTACGGCAATTGCTGCTTCTGTTATTGATTCGTATTTGTTAATAAAATTTAAATTTTTATCGTATTGATATACAACTCTTTTTGTTTTTGAAATTGGAGGATTTTTTCCACCTTCAGTTAAGTTAGTCAATCTAATTCCTTCTTTTCGATATTTTTTTATATAATAAATTTCTAATCTTTCATGTTCAAATATATTCTGTTCTTGATTAAAAACATATTCACATTCATCAATTGCATTTATTTCTGGTTTTAATCCCGCACTTAATATTTTTTCAATAATCAATTTTTTATATCTATTATCCTTTAAATTATAACTATATAAGTGTTCATATAACCTCTTTTTTAAATTATATGTATATCCAATATAAAAAACTTCATTATTTAATGGATTTGTTAGTGTATATATGTAAACTTTCTTAATCACGAATATTATAAATTTTTATATTTTTTTATAAATACGAAGATAATCACAAAAATCTCGATTTACAAGAAAAAAAAATGAGAAAATTAATTCTCATCTTTAAATATTGTAATTAACTATTATTATTAATTAATGAAAGCCAAAGTATACCATGCTGTTAATGTGGTATCATATATTAGTTCAAGTGCACCATAATCAGTATTAATTAAGCCACTTGCTGAACCATCAATATTTTTACCATTACCTGCAACTGTAATAATATTTGTTACTGCTGTACCACTTACGTTTTTAATTTTAAATACTTGTCCATTAATCGGAGTCGCTGGTAATGTAATTGTTACAGGGGCACTATTATTAACTAAAATTACATATGAACTGCCCGTTGTTAATAATACTGAAGTTGTAACTGCTGAATGTGAATAAATATTATTCTTATCACCAAGAGCAGCACCACTAACAGTTTTAATCTTTTTATCACCACTATTCCATACTAATACCGCATCTGAAGTTAAACCAACAGGTGGAGTAGTTTGTAATGTTACAATAGGACTTGTTAAATTAATTGCAGTACCACCAGTAAGATTAAGATTAACAACATTTATATTCAAGTCAGATACACCTGCACCAATTGTTGTATTACCTGTTAAAGCACCACCTAAACTTACAATAGTACCAAATTTATGTAAACCATTATTTGCTGTTAATACAGTTGTACCGCCAGTAACATAAGAATGAACATATTGTTGTGTTATAAGTGAACGTGGAACAAAGTTTGGTTCATAATCACCATCATAACATAAACCAATACAGTTATTATCATGGAAAGTAGCGTAAGGAGTAGAACTAAGACTAAGAACATATTTATCATTTTGAAGTATTGTTGTAGAACCAGCTTTAGTTGTACCAAAACATGCACCAAGTGATGGATCATTTAAATTTATAAAATCATTACCCGGCACACCACAAATATTAAATATATGTCCTTTTAAATCAATTGTTGTATCACAAGATAAGCAACCACCAAGACAAACCTTCTGACCAGTTGTACCCAATCCATTTGTTGCACCAGTAATAATAGCAGCCATACTTGTAATGTCCGAACATGCAACAACAAGATTACCACTACCATTATATCCAACATTTATTGCTGCAACTGCACCACAAGAACATGCTTTAGTATTGATTACACCACCACTATAACATAAACCATTGCCACCAATACTATTATTAATACATACTCCACCAACACCAACTGCCAATCCACATCCTGATGTTGCATTAACACAAACTGTATGTGTACCACCAACTTGAGTTATACAAATGCCTTGTCCACCTTGAATATCAACAACTGTTGAGAATTCAGTAAAGTTTAATGAAGTCACACCAACCGTAATTGGGTCTGGTGTAACTAATGCCCAAATTGAACTATTTTGAGTTGAACCTGATGTAACAGGAATTAAATCACCATTAGATACTTCACCAATAGTACCATTATAATCACTTGTACGACCCCAACTACCAGTATTTGCACTATATATACCATTAGTTGTAGCGTCTGCTTGATTTTTAACCAATACTCTCATACCAGTTGTTGTCAAAACGCCATCAATTGTTTGATTACCACTTAAAGTAATGGGTGCTGTTGTTGCAACAATTGCTGCTGCTTTAACGTGCAATCCTGTTGCAACGCTATCAACATATATTTTACTAACCAATGAATTACCACAGAAAGATGTACTATAATCACCACCATATTGAATACCATGTGGTATTGTGCACAAATCAGTAAATGTTGCACCACTTGAAGATATTGGTAATGTACCAGCAACTATAGTGAGAGCACCTGCAGGACGTAAATCTAATGATGCTAATTTACTTGCAGCAGTACCTAAACATAATGCTTGAGCACCAGTTATTGAAGTACCTGCAATTAAAGCACCGCCAAGACAAACTTTTTGACCTGTAATACCAATGCCATTTGTCGCACCAGTTAAACCACCAAGAGAACTTAATGTTGTTTTTGAAATTTCACCTGTACTTGTATTACGTGTAAGAATATCTGCAACAAGATTAGGTGGAGTTGATTTTAATGTTACACAACCACATAAATTAACAGTATTTACATTTACACCAAGAACACATGAACCACTTCCAATTGTAGTATCACCTGTTAATGCACCGCCAAGAACCGCATTTGTTCCGTGTTTTGTTAAACCATTATTAACGGTTTGTATTCCAGAAGTACTTGTTTTTCCAGTTACATAGCCAGCATCAACAAGTGAACGTGCATTATAGCCACAAGAATAATCACCACCATATTGAATACCAAGTGTTAAACCAGCACCACGTGAATCTGTAATTACAGTAGCACCTGATATTGTACCACCTAATGTGACATTTGTCAATGTTTTAGTTAAACCATTACCAGCAGTTTGTATTCCAGAAGTACTTGTTTTTCCAGTTACCCAACCAGCATTTGGTATTGAAAGTTTAACAACACATGCATCATAACATGTTGCATACTGTAAACCACCTTTGTTACCAGTATCTGTTATTACACCATTACCAGTACTTAAATTAAATGCAGTATTACCACTTAAACTAAGTGTATTAACATTTATTTTTAATGCACATGTGCTGCTTCCAATTGTAGTATCGCCAGTTAATGCGCCACCAAGAGTAATAAAACTACCTCTTTTTGTTAAACCATTATTTGCACAAATACCACCAGTCGCAGTATCAACATAGCATTTGTCTACAACCTGAGTAGCACCAGTAAATGTTGGATGTGTTTGATATCTTAGATCACCTGATGTAGCAATAACAGTTTTTCCAGATAAGGTCAATGTTTGATTAGTACATTGAATTACCTTGCCATCATATAAATCTATTTTTGTATTAAAAGCCATAATTTCCCGTTTTTATATTTTTAATTATAATTGTCTATATATAAATAGTTTTTATTAGTTAATAAATGCAACAGCACTCCAAAAATATCCGTTAAATAAAAAAGTAACTGACCCATAATTAGTATTAATTATTGAAGTACAAGACAAACTATCATTAATACGTTTTCCATTACCATCTATTGTAATTGGACTGCTCAGAGCATTTCCGCAAATATCAGCAACAGTAACTCTTTGACCACAATATGGTGTGTTTAATAAGCAAATTAATGAAGCACCTGATACTCCAATAAAACTATCATTACAAGTTGCTGTATATGTTGTAGATACGTTACAAACATTAACAACGTTTTGTGAAATTTGTTTTATTTTTTTATCTACACTATTCCAGACAAGTATTGCATCTGTTGTTGTACCACCTGTTGGTGTTGATTGTAATGTCACAATACCAGTAATATTAATAGTTGTACCACTAAGATTTAAATCATTAACATTAATATTTAATAATTGTCCGCCACCATTTATTGTTGTTGCACTAAGTAATGTACCACCAAGAATAACATTTTGTCCAGATTTTGTTAAGCCATTTGTAGCACCTGTAATTGTCTGACTTAATGCAATTGCTAATGTTCCGCTATTAATATCGACATTAAATGTATTTCCTGTCCATAATATTGAATTACCTGCAAGAACTAAACCATTAACCGAAACAGTATCCTGACCATAATATTTTGTAATGGTTATTCCCGTACCAGCAAGAATACCAGTAACTTGAGCAAACAAACTAAATGTTAATGGCGTTACATTTATTGCTATTGGATTTGGTGTTGATAAAATCCATGAAGTATATTTCCATGTATTACCTGATAATACAAAAGTATATGCTCCTTGAACTGTTTCGCTGCTTTGATCAAAATCAATTGCACGAGTAAATGTAGTACCAGTTAAAACATATATACCATTTTGTTTAGCATCAATTTGATCTTTTATTAAAACCCTATCTCCTTGACTTAAAACAACTCCATCAATAATTGTTGTTCCTGTTAATCCTGATAATGCTCTGTTATCTGTTACTCCTGATGTTGCAACAAGTACGGCAGGATGGGGTTGAAGACCTGCAGCAATAGCATCTACATATGATTTATCAACAAGTGAACGTGGAGTAAAAAATGCACTATAATTATTATCATATTCAATACCCTTTTGATTAGCACCTATTCGATTATCATATATTTTAAAAATATTAGATGGATAATCCATTGCAACACCAACAGAATTTGCGTAATTACCTACTGGACTATTTATTGCACCATTTTGTGATTTTAAATATACACCCCCACTATTACAACGACTATCAAGAACAATATTACCTACTGTGGTTGTTATACACGCACTGCATAAATTACAAAAACGTATTGCATATAAATCTAAACCATTTATTATAGTATCAGTACATAAATTACCACCAAGACAAACAAGACCACCTACTGAAGTTAAACCATTTTCTGCACAAGTTAAACCAACAGCACTTGCATAACATATTTTTTTTACTTTTCCAGTATTACAATCCCATGATAATAACCAATCAAGAGATAAATCAGTTACGGGCGTTGTTGAAATTGTTAAATTAGGTACTGTGACCCCAGATGTTGCTTTATCATATATAAAACCAGTAGCACCTGTAATTCCACTAATACCTCTATATATAATTTGACCAACAGAACCAATATGACGAATATTTAGAGTTTGACCAGTTACATATGCTACATCAGGCACAGCACGTGGAGTAACATTAAAATAAGCACTTCTGTTTGTTGCGTATTTAAATGTTCCACTATTTGCAATAATAGTATTACCTGATAGTGTTAATGTGAAACCAGTACCTGCAGGTTGATTAAAACCACTACCAATTAATGCTTGATTTGTACCATATTTTTTAATCATATTATATTAATTATTAATAAGGTGCTGTAGAGAATCCAATTGCTGACCAACATGCTTTTCCACCATTATATATAAATGTCATTGAACCATATGCAGTATTAATGCATGCGGTACTACTTCCACCGAAAAATACACCACTAACCTGAATTTCACAACCAATTGCAGCGTTACCACAAACATCATCAACAACAATTACCTGACCATTTACATGTAAACTGTTTAATTGAACAATATCACCACCTTTTGCACCAATATAAAAATCTGAAGGTGTTACTACGTATGGTGATGCTGATATATTACATACATTTCTTATTAATGCTCCACCTTGAGTAATACCACTTGTTATTACATATCCAGCATAAGGTAAAACCCAACCGCTACATGCCGAAGTAGCAATTAACATTGATTTACTAAGATAATTAGGAGTTATTGGCTCACATGTAGTTAAACATCCAGCAACAGTAGCACTAAGAAAATATGTACAATTTGTAATTAATCCACCACCTACTGTTATACCACTAACAAAACCTGCTTGTGTTACTTCAAAAGAATTAGGATTAAAACAATTAGTTACAATACCAATAACTTCACCATCATATAAACCTGTTGCAATTGGTAAATTATATGTACAACCACTCCAACCAACTACTTGACCAATACTAAATCCGTGTGAAGTTTGATAAATAGTTTTAAAAATTCTTTCTCCACCTAATGCAGATATACTGGTAAGATATCCTTTGTCAATTAATGAACGATCAGTAAAACTTGCTGAATAATCAGCAGCATATTGAATACCTACTGGTGTTGCACGTGAATCAGTTATAATTGTTGTACCACTTATTAATGTACCGCCAAGTCTAACATCCTGACCAATTTTCGTCAACCCATTTGATGCAGTAATAAGTGCACTACCAGTATTACCAGATATATAAACAAATGCTTCATCATAAGAAACACTCAATAAAGTTGGAGTTTTTGTTATTAATGTTCTAAAATTCAGCGCATTATTGGTTTTAGTAGCAAAAAACGGTCCACCAATTATTAAAGTTGTACCACTTGTTAAACTACCAAGAACAGTACTAATAACCAAACTTGAACTATTACTATACACATTTCCAGTAATCCATCCACTTTCAGTATATACTTGAGATGAACCAGTATAATATATATAACCATTTTCAAAACTACCAATTTGTTGTGAAATATCTCCATCGATCAAAATCCAACCTAATCTATTTGAACTACCAGTATATTCATTCCAAAGCCATGATTTAACAGGACTTGCTGTTTTTACATAACCTCTTTTTAATATACCATCACTTGGTACTCCGACATGTATTTTACCATCAATACCTCTATAATAATAATTATAAAGTGAATAATAATTACCATTATAATTATTATCAGGTAAATTTGTTATCGGTAATGTTTGTACACTTGTATGTCCACTAAAATATCCAATATTTGTAGCACCAGTAACAAAACTACCTGTTGGTAAAACAGTATCATATTTTTTCTGAATTAAATTAATATCAACAACACCAGTTTTATACCAATATTCAGTACCTAAAATATTAACTGTTAAACCAGTATATCTTAAAGGAATAGGAATTGCTGAATTGGTTGCACCAGTTGAAGCATATGTGGTATTTCCAGTTGTTAAATATCTCGAATCAATTGGTTTTCCCGCATTTATTTTAAGATTATCATTTAATATTATTGCCATTTTTCTATGTTTTTAACTTATTGTCATTAATGTACTTGTTGCTGATTGATAATTACTTATATAAATATTATATGTTTGACCATTCCAACATGCTGTTGTTACTGGATATACAGATGCTTTTGCAGGAAATAAATTACCGCCAGCATTTACTACACCGCCAATTGCACCATTATTAAGTGCATTTACATACCAACATGTTTTTGTTGAACCTGAAGGAATTGCAAACCATATATAGTCGTCAGAAGTACTATTAAAATTAATATATATAGTACCACTACTATTACAAACACATTTAGTTCCACCAGTTATTAATGCTGCTGTTGCTGCTGGTCTATTACTACCAGCAGGAGCACCACCACTTGCAACTATACCATAAAAATATGGGTATAAACCACAAATTATTAATGGTACTGGTGTAGTAGTTCCAGAAGCTAACGGAGTTGAATAATTAGCACCTGCACTATTTTTAGGTTGAACACCTGCACAATATGAAACTGAACCATATGCAGTTCTTATGCCAGCTACAACCGTATATGCAGGTAATGATCTGGTACAACTACAGTTACTTCCAAAACAACTACATGTACCAGCATTAAAATCAACATAATTATGTGATATTGCACCACAACTTCTACATGATGAAGCTGAAGAATATTGTGGATTAATATTACCCACATTAAGACACGTACAACCAACTACACTTACAACACAACCCACTTCATATGGATTTGATAATGAAATATTAAATGTACTTGAAGGTGCTGTTAAAGTAGGATTGACTGTCGGAACTAATATTTCTTCAAGAATTTTACTAATTGTACATCCACTAATAGGACTACCAGCAGGTAAACCACCTACAGTACATGTAGTTGGTGATGCACAGGTATATATACCACTGCTACTACCAGATGCTGTTGGTGTATGTAATACTATTTGATTACCAATTAATGTCAAAACATCATAATTAGTTCCACCAGTAGCAATTATTGGTCTATAACCACCTATACCATCAGTTAATGTTAAACCAGTTATATTTGCAATTCTTGTTTGACCAGATAAAGTTAATGTACTTCCACTTATTTGTCTGAATTGAATATCCGAAAGGTCGGGACGTGCGAAGAAACTCATATGTTTTTTAATTAAAACTTCTCATATTATTTTTACAAATTAGGTTAACAGCTTGACCGTACCCCTAATTGCATCAACCGAACTTTTTGGTTCGGTTTCATTTATAATAAATACAAAAGTTTTTGATTAAAAACATAATAAAATAAGAAAACCTCACAAGTTTTCACCTGTGAGGTTTAAATCAGATAGAATCCTGATTTCGCTAAGAATCGATTTGACGAAAAATATTATAAACTAAAATTTTTCTGTTTACGTGCCTTATTTCTAAGTTCACTTACTTGCCTGAAAGCATTTGGATTGAATCTTTCTCTCTTGATGATGCTCACAAGATGATTAAATTCATTCTCAGTAATTACCTGTCCAATATAACCTTCAGTCTTAAGAACATAACTCTTGGGAGCAGTTCTTGATGAAGACTGACCTTCAGTATCGAGAGTAGCATCGAATTGAAGTTCAAGAACTTCCTGAATCCTTTCCTGAACATCATCAGTAATAGTTTTTTTAGTTTTCTTCAATGCTTGCTCAATCATATTAACAATAGTTGCTTTCATATCTACTTCACGAGTGATTCTCTTAACATCTTCATATGCTTCAGTGAATGACTGACCTGCAGTTTTGTGCTGTAATTCACTGATAATTGCAAGTGAACCATAGCAATCCCTGATCATTAAATCCCATACCTGTTCAGCGTATGTAAATGAAGGAAATTTATCTATTGCAACAATTTCGCCATCAATCAATACAATAATACCAATAAGATTCTTTGGACGTTCAAAGTGTGCAATAAACTGTTCAAGTTTCTTATCAAACTTTTCAAAGTATATATTTAAATAATTACCAGTACCTGACTGAGTATCCTGACCAAGTTTTTGAATAGCAGGATAGATATTCTGATAACCTTCAGTATAACCCACTTTATCAAATAACATTTCACGCATTGATACAGGAATCATTCTAAACTCCTGAGTACCATTAAAATAACCAGTCTGTCCACCCTGAACACAACCTGCATCATGATAAGTTGTATTTGCTTTAGCTTCAACATAACCAGCTTTAACCATACCATGATTTTGTGCCTGTTGTTTGGTCAATATTGCCATTTGAACAGGAAGAATAACTTCCTTGTTTTCTTTATTGGTAAACGTAATCTGTCCATAAGATTGATTACTTGATACCAATGAAGTCAATGGATTTGCAAAACGATCATCCAATGAGTTTTCTTTGTCAGTTGTTAATGTAACAACTTGCATGTTCATTATTGACTGAACCACGATATTACCATCTTTGTCTTTGACTGGACGGCAACCTTTTAACATTTCTGTAAGTTCTCTTTCCATTGTATGATATATTAAACGTTAATACTAATTTTTTTTGTTCTCTTAACAGGAGCTGCTTCAAGAGCACGAACCTGATTTTCAAGCCACCTTTTAGTATCAATTTCAAGTAATCTTGCATTGATCTGTGGTTGTAATGCAACAGGATTATTTATTGCCATTGTTACAACACCAACACCTAAAGGTCTTACATTACCACCCATTTCAGCACCAGTGATTGGTGAAATCTGGAAGATAGGTGTTACACTGCCTGATTCTGCTTTATAGATTTGAATAACTTCGTTAGTCAGACCGTCATAAGCATTTTCATATCCATCTGTTATGATGAAAATAGCATCATAAAGTTTTGACATTTCTTTTTCAGCCTTCAATAATTCAATGAATGAACTTGCCAAATCACTTTCAAAACCCTTGGTTTTAACTATCATTGCTTCATTTACTGAATGTTCAAGAACTTTTGTTGTAAAGTCTGCAATTGCCTTTGGAGTATTCTTTGATTCTGCCTGATGACCAGTCATTGACACACTGTCATCAACTACAATACCAATATTCTGGTAAAAGAATCCCTGAATTTTCTTTTTTTCTGCAAGTTTATCAATTGCGATTATTAATTCTTCAGTCCATTCAGTTTCATATGCGGTCTTATAAAGTGCCATGAAGTCAGTTGCTTTTTCAAGATCAACGTGTTTTTCAACACCAAACTTTGCAGTTGATTTAGTTTGACGTACTTGCTGGTTTACAGAAGTAACTTCAACTGTTGATCTGATACGAGCTTTTGTAGCTTCTTTCTGAAGATCAGTTGACCACATTGAATGATATTGTGGATGTTTAATACTTGAAATTAAACCAAGCAAAACTTCTTCTGGTACACTCTTAATACCCCTGATATCAGTCTTTGCCTTCTGGTATTCAGCTAAAAGAGGAAATTCAGTTGCATTATAAGTAACACCGTCATCCTTTTTAAATAAAAACAATAATAATTTTAATGCCTTTAATGTTTCACCATTAAAATATCTTAAAATACTTTCATTAACAATCTTTGTTTCTTTTTCAGTCGCAACTAAGTTAGCACCTTCAAATGGTACGCCTCTCCAAAAGTCAGAAGTAACCTGTTTTTTTGCAATTGCAAGCAATATTGAAGTTTTCTTCTGACCATAAGCATGTTTTAAAATTTTAGCAATCTTATTACGATATTTCATTGTATAAAATTCAATGTTTGGTTGACCCCAAAGAAAACCAAGTATAATTTTTCTTGATCTTTCATTATTAATCTTATCATTTTTTAATTCCATGAAAAGACGAAGTGCATATGGAAAACCATTATCAACAGAAAGATTATTTAATGCTAAAAGAACGGCTTTATCACTAATACCATTATCATACCAATCGATTGGATTAACAATATTACATGCTCCACCCCTTAAAGTCTGCTTAAATTCGTTAAGCAATACCTCTGACACGAATTGACCAGTAGCACCTTTTTGGGAAGCTATAATCAATGGAAGTTCTTTTGAAAGTTTATACAATTTTTCAACTTGACCTTGTATTGCCTTCATTTGTTCATCTCTACCGTGGTAGTAAGTAGCACTGCTCTTAGCTCCACTTGAAACACTTAAACCGTCAATTAATGATTGTCTAACATTTACGAGCATTTTTTGTGTTAATACCAAATTTTCCATAGTTTCAAATTTATTGGTTAAAATTATTTGCAAAGATATTATTAATATTTAAATAAACAAAAAAAAATAAAAAAAAATGGGTGAAATAACATATTTCTATGTTACGTCCCCACCCATTTTTTGTAAGAAAAACAAACACTTCTCAAATAAGAGAAGAAGTTTAGTTGTATTTTGGTAAGTTTGTCCCCCTTCTCATATGAGGGGGATTACATTTTTCAATCTACTGTATACACAACAAGTTCTTCTTTTTATTACTGCCGAAAAAAAGTCCTATCTTGCGATCTGGCTTAACTTAGACACAATAACTATTTCTTTATTTTTGAAAAAACTCAGCACTTCTGCTGATAAAAACCATTCTTAACCACGCACGTTGCAACATGCTTCAAATGTTAGGTATTAAACGGGTTGGGTTTAATTTTATTGAAAATAATTTATCTTCACCCATTTCCGTTTTAAAACTTAGGGAACAGTTTAAAAGTATTTTTGAATTGTTTTGAAACTTTCATAGAGTTTTGACTTAACCGCTTGTCTAATTCTGCCATTGGCAGGATGATGGATTCGAACCACCGAAATTGCTGTAAACACTTTAAGTTTTCCCTTTGCATTTTTAAAGAACGATACCCCGAAGTTTGTGTTGCCACAGGGACAACGGGGAATTACTTTTTATAAATTTGAAGAATTTCGTTGGTTTTTGTTTGGTAACTTTACATTTGGCTTAAATTTATTTTACTGTAAAAACCACCAGTTCTTCATTTTGTAGCGTTGGACAGGACTCGAACCTGTGATTCCGAGCTTATGAGGCTCGTGAGATGCCGCTTCTCTACCCCGCTATGTGTTTTCTAAAATTTTCAAATTCCTTCATAACAAAGGTTTTATCAAATCTTCCTAAATCTTTTATTACATATGGTTCGTATCCACAATTAATAATCTCTTTAATTTTTAAAATATCTCTATTCTTTGTTTGTATTAAAGAATGATTTTTTGATATTTTTTTATAGTGCCAAATACCATTCCATAATATTGCAATTTTATAATCTTCAATAATAACATCAGCATCCCATCCATTAAAAATTTGTTTATTGCAAAGAACAGATTTAAATTTATCACAACATAGTTTAGCAAAATATATTTCATTTTTACCTCTTTTATTTTGTGATTTCACAGAGCACAAGCCACCAATTCTTTCATATCCTTTTAGTGGCATTCGAGATTTAGTAGAACATGAATGTCCACAAAATCTTTGATCTATTTTTTTCTGCTCAAAACTATTTCCACAATATTCACAATTAACAAATTTAACTCTTTTATTTTTCAAAGAAAGTTTATCTTTGGTTTTCTGTGAATGCTTTCTTTTATTTGCACAACTTCGTGAGCAATAATATTTTTTCTTTTGTGGATATAATTTTTCACGTTCATTTACAATAAAAATTTTATCACATGAATTACATTTAACCAAATAATCAACAAATTTTCCATATTTTTTATCATTTCTTCCAGTGTTTTGAAATTCATTTTGACAAGAAACATTACAAAATTTATTGTTTACAAATTTTCCACAATTTAAACAATTATTCATAATACACATTTATTATAAATACTGCGGACTTTTAAATCGAACTATAGTTTTCAAAGAACATTAATTTCAAAAAAAGCCAGTTCTATGCGCCTTGTTCTTATGAGTAAGGGAACTGGCATGTTATAAGGAAAATGGATAATTTGTTTGTTATGTTGTTTTACATGATGGGGTTTCGACACCCCGACCTTCTGCTTTGAATGCGGACGCTCTATCACTGAGCTAATTGTTTACTGTAATAACAAGCCGTTTCCATTTCTTTGTGGGGAAGGGTGATATCGAGTCACCAATCAACTGTTTGAACGACAATTTGCTGTACTTTTTCTGTAAACACAATCAGTTCTCCAGTAAGGAGTATTACGATAGTATTTTTGAATTTTATTCGCATACTTCCCCGTTTTTAATTTCAATTATTTAAAGAACACTTATCCTAAGACGATGCAAACGTAATAAAGATATTTTTAATATACAAGTATTTTCCAAAATATTTTTAAAAAATTTTTTCACTGTCGTTCGGATTAATAAATACGTAATAAAAATAAAAAAGTTATAAATTTTATAAAATAATTATTTTTTATTGAAAATATCTTGCTTCTTCATGATCAAATTTAATTTTTCATGCAATCCCATTTGCTCAACTGGTAAGGCATCTGGATTTTTTAGTCCTTTTTCAAATTCTTCAAGTTGTTCTTTATTTAAAATTGCTTTCGAAGAAATTATTTCTTTTTTTTCTGAGTTTATTATCACTTTTGGTGTTGAAAGTTTTACTTCTTCCAGTATAATATTTTTTTCAAGATTCATTCCTTTTGATGGTAAATCTTCTAATTTTACCTCAACTTCAATTACTTTTCTGATTATAGTATCGCCACTTAATTCCAATAAATCATCTTTTTTCTTAGGTTCAATATAACATATTTTACCTATTGGTGATGGTAAACCTATATTTACACCCTCATTTACAGTCTTTATTTCTACAGTTTCATCTATTTCAATAAGTCCATCACTCTTCTTTGTTTCAGTAATTGCCTCTTTTGCAATATTATATATTTGTTTTATTTCAGTTTCAGATAAATCAGTTCTGGTTGTTTCAATATGCATATTTACAATTTCTGCATCATCAGTCTTTGGAGTAAATTGATCAATATCTATTGGTGCTTCCTTGTCAGGTATATGGTCATTAACACTTGGGTCATTTACCATTTCAGTTAAACTCATTTCACGACTAATTGCAAGATGCAGTCCATATTCAGATGATTTTTTCTGTATTTCAACAATACTTTCATCAAGTTTATTAATATCTTCACTGTCATGATGTTTTAGTCCTTTTGTTTGTAAAGGATATTTAGGGTCTTCAATTTTGATTTCTAATGTATCATTATTAAACACACAGTCATTAAATGCCTGACCATCTTTTGCAAATCTTGCTTTAATAATTCTAATATTGGCTAAACTTGCTTCCTGTTGATCTTTCGTTTTGGCAACACTCATAAAAAAATGTGCTTTCTGTACTCTTTTAATACTACCACCAGTTTGATATGCTTCAACATATTCAGCATTAAAACCACTTCTATTTGTTTGAATTGCAGTCCATGCTGGTATATTAAAGTCTGCAGCCAATGCTTCAAAAGATTTTATGATTACAAGTTCGGCTTCATTTCTGTCAGGAGATTTTTTATGAGATTCAAGACAGTCCAAATAGTCAAGCACAAGTATGTCAAATTTAATGCCATATTTTTTCTCATAACCTATCATCCATTTGCGAATATCCATCATTGTGGTATTCTCCTGACTAAACTTCTTAATAACAAGATTACCTTTACCCCTCATATTAATTGCTTTCTCGTGTGCAATTCTATTAACTATGACGTTTTGTTCAGGAATATCAATTTTGCTTAACGGAACTTTTGACCATATAGTAAAATGCTTACGTTGAATCTGTTCGATAGTATCCTCAAATACTATCTGAGCAACATTTTTTTCTTCTTCATATGCACTGTTTGCAATTACGGTAAGCATTGTTGTCTTTCCAACACCAGAAGGAGTTAGAATAACCCCAATTTCGCCTTTACCAAGTCCACCACCTGTTAATGTGTCAATAGCAAAAATGCTTGTGGGTATTGTTTGTCTGAATTCTTTCCTCAATGCATGATCGATATTATCAAACACATCAGTCCCATAGTCTTCTTCATCTCCAATATGTGCAACTTTTTGAAATTTATCTTCAATATCAGTAATAACATATTTACTTTTTATTTCACCATTCTTTGTTTTACCAAGTATATATTCTCCAATTTTTCTATATTCCTGTTGTTTTATAAATGATGTGGTTTGCTTTTGTACAACATCACCATCATATAATAATTGTTTGTTAATAATTCTTTCATTCCATAATTCAATACGTTTTATTACAGCAAATAATGATTCTTCCTCAATAATATTATTTGGACTTTTATATTTGTTAATTGCTTGTAATATACTTTGATTCTGAAGATTTGGGACTTTATTAAATTCTTTATAGAATTCCAATATTATTATAAAAAGTCTTTTTAAATTTGGGTCATCAAAATATTCAACAGCTAAATTAGGAATCGTTTTTTCTGCAAATTCTGGTTCAACCAATAATTGCCACATTAAACGTTGTTGAAATTCAGGACCTAAGTACGAAGTTAGGGTATTTTCAGTATTTTCGCTCATTTAAAATATTTGTTAAAGGAAAGCAGTTGTCGGAGAAAAAAGAAAAAATAATAATAAGAAAGAAAATAAAAGGAAAGAATTTCCAACAACTGCTCATATTTTTGTCCAACTTAATTTCGTCTAAGTCGTCTTAACATTTCTTCTCTTTTAGAAGGAGAAAGTTCTCTGATCTGTGTGATTGATAATCCCTTGATATTAATTAAATCGTAATCATCCCACATATTTTTAACATCAGTATGTAAAATTTTATTTTTAATTATGTTTGCAGTATCACATACTTCATCAATTAATTCAACTGACCATCTTGCTATCGGATTAAACCCATCAACATAAAACATTCTCTCAACAATCGGTTTATTATTGATATAAAAACCAATTTTACATTCAACTCCACGAATTGTTTTTTCTTCAATCTGTTGAACTATTGGCTGGGGATTATAATACATCCCTTCTCTTTTCTCTTTCGGATATGCACTAACCATTTTCTGACGATACCCATAATAATCATACTCACGATTCAATCCCAATTCAGGAGCATCACTGTCGTTTTTGAGTTTAAATGTTATGTAACTTCTACGGGAAAGTGTCTTCTGGAGTTTAGTAATTACCCTTGGCAACACATCCCTGATATCAATAGAATATCTCGTAAAAGGATTAAACTGATCAGCATCAAATATTTTTTCACATAACAGTACATCCTGTTGGGTTAATGAAAACCTAAATAAATTACTATGTTCTTTTTCGTTCATTTTATAAATTTTTAATTGTTAATAAACTATACAAATATATTTAGAATCTTTTTAAATAGGAAGGGTTTTTAAAAACTATTTTTTCTTGCTGATACTTCTTTGGTATAAATCTCTTTCACACATGATTACAGTATAAAACGGTTCTACATATTGAACAAATGTACTACCGTAAACCGTTAAAAATTCATCATCTTTCATCATTTTTATGAGATTTTTGCTACCTCTGTCCTCAAGTGACAATGGTGAATCGATATTATCCAGTTCTGTTCTCACTTCATCATTGATCATTGGTTCTCTCAAATTAACTAACTGAAAATTAATTTTTAGTCTGTCTATATTGTTTAAAAGATTTTCAAGTGCCTTTAAAGGTTTCTTTTTATTTAAAACTCTTTCTTGATTAAGTTCATCCGCTTTTTTGCAAATTTCCCTCACAGTTAAATGTTTAAATTTCAATTCTGGAAAATATTTCAAAAGCGTATCTTCTCCCATACCCTCAATACCATCAATATTATCAGAAGTATCGCCACATATTATTTTTAATATTAATGCATTTGAATAATGATGATTAAAATTCATCATATAATTTGTTTTATTTACTGGTTGTTCAATGTTTGGAAATATTATATTTAAATTTAAATCCAATAATTGTGCAAAATCTCTATCACTCGAATAAAGAAAAATTTCTTCTTTGTTATCATATTTCAAGCAATAAGCAGCAATTATATCATCTGCTTCAACGTCCTGTATTTCAATTTGTCTTAAAAACAATTCTTCTGCATATGCTTTTATATGCTGTCTTTGTTTAAGAATTGAGTCTCTCTTTTTATTCTCTTTTTCAATATCTCTATCACTTAATTCAATTTTCTTATACCATTCTTTATTTTTACGATTAGCTTTATATTTATTGTCAATACGATAACGTTGAACACCACCGCCTTCACCATCCCATACAAGTATTACCTTATTGATCATATGTTCTTTAATCATTTTACGAACAGTGGTTAAAAAACTGTAAAGTGCTCCAATATGTCCAAAAGATTGTGTGTAAACATCCTTTGCTCCATGAAAAGAACGTTGAAGCAAATATGAGGCATCAACTAATAAAGTACGGGTTTTCATTATACAACTTCTGGTAATTCTGGACTTCTTTCAATTAATTCATCTTCAAATGAAATTTTCCCATTAACATCAATATTTTTTGTTGATAATGTGAGTTCATCAGCATTAATACTATCATCTTCAAATAAATTACGAAAATAAAGTATATGTTTCTTTTTGAATGCATCAATATCATCAGGATTTACAAAACCAAGTGGTGTTGAAATAATAATGCCTTGCATTGATATTCCCCCAAGCGGACCGTCCACGTGATTCTTAGCAACACTAATTTTGGTTTCAATACCATAACTAACAGTACGTTTTTTACTATCAGCAGTTGCAGCTTTTGTTCCATGTGTTATAATACCACCAAAATGATATATAAGTCTTGCACCAAGATTCCATGTTTCGCCACCTTTGTGTTTAACCACTCCTTTGTTCATATTATCAATCCAGATTTTTTGAGTTGCAACAACTGTATTGGTGTATGGTTTATTAATCTTTCTGCTGCTTGGTATTGTGTTGTTTAACAAATACATAAATGCTTTTTCATATGCACCAGCATTCCACATGTTATTTTGAGAATCATCTTTTACTTGTGCATTAATTGTTTGAATACAATTCAATGTACCTATTGAATCAATTGCAAATAATAAATCAAATGGTAATTCACCGTTTGCTTGTTGATCAAGAAAATAATAAAAACATTTTGCAAGGTCTTCAATTGCAGCTTCTTTTCTGTCTTTATCTTGTATTTTACCAAACTTCTGAAGTAAAAAATCATTATCAATTCTGATATAATTATCAAAATCAAAACCTAATTCAGTTAATCTGTAACTACCCCTTCCCATGTTATTTTCAGTATCAATAAGAATTGGCAAAATGCCCATTTTTTGTGCTTCTACAAGCACTTCACAGATTGCTGTTGATTTACCTGTATTTGTATGTCCACGTACTTGATTAACATAACCTTTGGCAAAACCGGGTAGACCACATGCTTTTCTGAAGCCTTCAGACATTGATATCCAAATCAATGGTTTATCTGGAACATCATCAACTCCTACTTTTTTCTTGAAATTTTCTAATGAAAAATTCTTTTTGGGTATTGGTTTACGTACCTTATCATTTGAAGGTACTTCTTCTGTTGTTTTTGCCATAGTTTAAATTGTTTAATGATATAATAAAGGGGAAACTTTTACATTTCCCCTTTACGGATTTTTAATTTTTAGAAGGGGAGGTCGTCATAATTCTTATCAGGGACATTTTCTCCTTGTTCAGTTACATTTGTTTCAGGTGCTGCAGATGCATTACTTAACACTTGATTTCCTACATTCACTGCATTATCTTCATATGTACCAACTTTGTCAGCAGTCATATTACTAACAGTAACACGTGGATATTCGTCATCAATTAAATCAGATGCCTGTTCAAATGCTGCATCTTCATCAGCATCATTATTACGTGTACGAGTATTTGCAGCTTCTTCCAAATCAGGACGACCCGGGAATACCCAATGCTTGTTGTTTGAATCAGTATCATCCCAATAAGGATTAGTACCACTTACAACCATTTCAAGAAATTCAAAAGATGTAATGTTCGGTGCTTTCTTTGGAAGAAAAACATCTCTCCATGTAGTATTATCCTCAAGCCATGATTGCATAACAACTGAATCATTACTTAATAATGATTTACCACGGAAATTAATTGCAGATATCTGCTTGTAAACATGTCCATTGAATTCACTATCATTCGTTGTAATGCTTAAATCAGTTCCAAATTTTGGGTCTGCAAAATCAACTTGATACATGTCTGTATACTCTTGTAATATAGGAAGTAATTTATCAAGAGTACCTTGACTTTTGAAATTGTGTTTAAATCTCCAGAATTTAACACCATCTTTTTCCGTACCTTTATCAATTCCACGAACAATGTAGAATTTCTTAGCGTCCCATTTATTAGCTTCAGTAAAAATTGCTTTGTTTTTTTCGTAAATTATTAATTCACTTGCATTCAAAGTTTCTTTTTTTCTACCTTTTAATGAGGGATTTTGCTGTATAAGCATTTTTTTTGCTTTATCACATAAAGGACATGGAGGTGGAGTCATGATCTTTTGACCATTAGTGTCTAATAATGGCTGACCATTTTTGTCGAGCCTTGGAACTTTTGCGTCATTATGTGCAGGACAATAGATGACAGTTCCGTGTTTTTTCTTTCCACCCGAAGCATTAGTAATCACAACATGAAAGAATGCTTCTTCAATGTGTTTCTTGTTCGGTTTTGGAGGGAGGATTCTAAAAATCTCTTTGTTTTTACGAGGAACGAAATATTTCGCTAAGATTTCCTCACTTGTTTTACGTCTTGCTTGTCTTTGTTCACTTTGATAGTGAGCGTACATTTTTTTCAAATCTGACAAATTACCACCTTGTGGGTTTGTCGTTTCATTTTGGTTTTCCATTTTAATTTAATTTACAGTAAAGTTATTTTTCAATTATAAAAATTATGCTACAAATATAGCCTTCATTTCTCATAAATACAAGACTTTTTTTATTTAGATTAAATAAAAATAAAAAAATTTACTATTTTAATAAAAATTTATGATTTTATATTGCCATCAGAAACAACAGTGAATGAAAGTGTTTGTTTATTTTCATAATAATCACCATTTTTCATTCTAAGTTGCAAGAAATAATCCTGTGGAATCAGCCATGAAGTGTCAAGATTGAACTCGTATCCCGTATTTGTTCTGTTCACTGAAGTAAATGGTATTAAATCAAGTTCATATTTTTTTCCTACTGTTGTAAATAAGCGATATTCAATATCCAAAGGTAAGAAATTATTTTGATTTGCATAGAGTTCTTTGATGGTTAATTTAATTTTTTTTGTTACACCTGCTCTAATGTTCTCTTTTTCACCAATTCCCCAGAAATAAAAGAAGTAATTTTCAAAATTAATTTGGTTAGAATTATTAAATGCATAATATTTATGCGGTGATATAAGATAAAACTCACCTTCATATTCAATATTTCTGCCATTAATTGTTAATGACCATTTATCTTTGAATAAAACAGCATCTGAATATAGTACTGAAGAAAGATTTGAAGTTACTTTATATACGCCTTTGCTTATATTAACAATTGAATTGCCAGTAAATCCTGAAACTAAATTATCATCCTGATCAAAAATTTCAACTTTATTTACAGTTGCTGTATATGAAACATTGCCATTACCGACATTTAAATATAAAAATAAATCGTTATTTTTGTCCAAATAAAAATAATTTCTATCATCAACTATTTTATCATCAATTGTTGTTTCAATATATGGTTCGTAATAAGTATTAGTATGCTTTGCAAAAAATGCAACAGCTTGTCTTAATACAGGGTCAAGTGCTTCAAAACTGTCTGGAAATTTAATACCAATACCAAAAGAACTACCAGTAAATCCTGTTGTACCAGTATAACCAGTACCGAATAGTCTTTGATTTATATAATCAGTAACATCAACATCAATATTTTCATCACCCTTTTCAAAATGTTCGCTGCCTATTATTTGAGTTACACCACTAATGTATGCGCCAGCTTTAGTCCAATTAGTATTTCCACTTGCTTGAAGCCAGTTAGATATTCCTACATTTGATGCGAAATCTAATGATTCTGAAGTATTATATATTATTGTAACACCAGTTATTGTACTGCCAGTAGTACCAGTAGTGCCAGATAAAATAACCCCATTTCTTACATAATATGAATTTGGTGGTTGATTGGGCAAGCTAAATTGAAATAAATTTTTACCATAATCAAATTCATATCCGCTACCTTCATCCCAATTCTGATTGACATTAAATAATTGAAGGTCAAAACTACTTGCTCTATTAATATTTGGTAGATATGATTTTTTACCAAGACGGTCTGGTGAATATCTAATCGTATTGGTCATATGTAAAATATGCGTCATTCCACTATTGGGAACTAACAAACCTTGTGTAATTCTGTCTTTTAAATCTTTTAAATCAACATCAAAAATAAATCTGCTTAATTCTTTCTCTGATGTACCATATGACACTTCAGTTACAGGATTTTGCGAATTGTTGGTAAGGTTGCTACTTATCAGCGTATTATTTTTTAAGAAGTATGATCTAAAGATTGACATGTTCTTTTTCTATATAAATACCGCATAAACAAAAAAGACTACACTTAGTAGTCTTTTTATTATTGAAAAGTTGCAATTATTATAGTATCTTCTTTAGATTATTATTCATTAAAATCTGTACAGCTTCTTTTTTTGTCATACCGGTTGGAACTTTACTATTGCTTAAGGTTCTTTTTGCTGTTTTAATTTGTTCTTCAGTAATTATTTTCTTTATAGTTTCGCCTTCATTTAATTTTTTATAAAATTTTAAATCACTTGTTGCAACTTCTATTTCACCACTTTGAGTTTTTAATGTTACACCACCTTTTACTTTATCATGAACAACAAATTCATTGCCATCTTCATCAGCATATCTATCACCAATATTGCCTGTATATTCTTCAAAACCTGCTTCTTCTGCAACTTCTTTAGGTTTTTCTTCTACAGGAGTTTCAGATTCCGCACTTAATGCATCTTCTGGTTTTTCAGGAGTTTTATTGTTGTTATAATCTTTATGAAATCTTAACATTTCTTTACCCCATTTAATGTTATCATCAGTATCTACATCTTCATCTGTTTCAATTTCATCCCCAACATTATGCGGTTTAAAACCAAGTAACATATCTGTCTTTTCTTTATCGTCTTCTGCGTTTTCTGGTTCATTTGCGTCTGCAGCAGCATTTGCCTGTGCCATAAGTTGTGGATTTTCTTCTTCATCACCATAATATTCAGGGTCTTCAGTTAAATGATCAAGCGCAATTTCCAATGAAACCATTGGGTCATCAGTATGTTCCATTTCAACTCTCATACCTTTCAATATTTGATCTGATGTGAATTCTAACGGTGATTTACCTTCACCTTTGCCACCTGCTATCATTTCGCCAGCTTCTTCCTTATCCTGTGCAATTTTTTCAATTTCATCACCTGCTGGTTCATTATCCATTGGTTGATGTGATATTTGATCTTCACCAGTACCTGCTTTAACATCTTTTTCAGTACCCATTTCTGTTTCTGGGTTAATATCATTAGTTGTATCTGAAGGCACATCCTTTTCACCACCTTGTAATCCCTGACGCTCTTTATTCATAAATTCAGTGTCTGTAACATTATCATCGCCAGTTAATGGTTCTTCAGCTTTTTCATCTATGCCAGCATTAAATTTTGTATCATATGGTACTGTACGATTAAATTCTTTATGTATATCAGATTGTGCAGTTTTTTTTGCTCTTTTATCTATTGGAGTATTTGAATCAGATGTTTCTTCATAATTATTTTCTTCTTCGGTTTCACTTAATTTAACACTGGTTTGTGGTTTTCTCTTTTTCTTTGGATAATGTTCTTTTGGTTTGAATTTCTTACCCATTGGGTCTGGATAATCACCAGCTATTTTTGCTTCTTCTTCGTTTAAATTCTCATTAACCTTTGCAGAATAATCTTCAAATATTGCCAAACCAACATGTTTAATTAATTTATTATATGCTTCTTTAGGCATATCATATCTGCTAAGACCCTGTTTCTCCAATCCCCTGTTCACAACTGTTGCAGCATCTAAAATAATTTTTTCTTTTAATTCTTGTGATACTGTATTAAGCACTTTCGTAGTGGTATTATTACCTTCAAAAGATACTTCCTTATTAAGATCGTCTTCGTTTACAAATTTATCTAACTCAGGAGATTTTACCCTTATTGCAGGATTAACTGGTTTTTCGTCAGCATATGCTTTACCTGTTTGCAATTTATCAAAACTATTTTTACCAAATGGACTTGAATCAATTTTTCTGATTGCATCTTCATATATCTCATCTATTGCTGGTTCGGTTTCTTCAACGTCAATATATTCTTTAACTGCGTCAAATAAATCATTAGCATGTTGTGCATTGAATTGTTTTAATGCATTTTCATCCATTTCAACACTATCTTCACCAGTTTGATCATCAAATGAAAAATTTGTCATTATAGTTTTATCAACATTATAAACACCTTCCTGATCGCCAGCACTTGATAAGGTTTTAAATGTAAAAGTTATATTATTACCTTGTTTGTCTTTGCAAACCAGTTCAATAAAACTTTGTTCACCCTCTCCTTGTGAATTACTATGCACAATATTAAGCGTACCGTTTTTTAATCCTTCATATGCCATTTCAAGAACAGCTTGTGGATTATAATTCTGTCCAAAACCTTCATTTAATTTAACTTTATTAACTCCCTGAAATATTTCAGCAAATCTCTCTTTACTACCTATTGGTTTATATATTTTCATGTTTTTAATTATTATTCAAAAATTATTGGATTTTTAGCTCCGAATTCCCTCATGTATACGCCTGCAAGAGCATTTGCTTCATTTTCGTGCTCGCTGCCAGTATCATTAGAGTTCTGACCTAATACTCCTTTTAAACGCTGCATATGATGTATTAGCTCATGTGCCAACGTTCTTAACACGTCTGCCAAGTTTCTATTTACAGCAACTACTCTTAATTCATTGGTTTCTGGTGTGTATTTACCAAATGACTTCATGCTTGGTGCTTCTTTTTCATCATATGATATTGTGATTTTTGGCATATCATCACCAAAACCAAGTTTTTCTTTAAGAAACTCAATAAATTCTTTAATAATCTCATTTTTTTTCTCTGTTGGAAGAATTTCTTCATTGAGTTTATTAACTCTCTTCATCATTTCAAAGAGACGTTCTGGAGTGCCGTATGAATTAAAAACTTTCATTATCCATTTTTCAATATTGGAAATTCATCTTCCAACGCTTTTGCTATAATCACAGCTTTATGATCATCAGCATAATATCTTAATGCTCCAAACCATTTTTTTAAAAAACTAACTAAATTTTCATTTGTATATTTATCATCCCAATCCACAGCATTAATATCGCTTTCTGACATTGGTTCATTACCTCTTAAATATGGTGCTTCAGAATCATTACTTCTTTGTTGAACTGGTGCTTCTTTATTCCAGATTTCAGCAGCTTTTGTTTTGAACGTATTAAAATCAAAATATTTTTTATTTTCAATTATTGGGAATTGACTATTAAGACCTGAAAACATACCGTTAATATTAACTAAACCAAAATTTTCAAGTTGTTGTAATTCTTCTAAACTTAACATACCATCATCATCAGTTAAATCATTAACAGTAGCTGCCAAATCTTTTTCTGTACTTTTATTACCTGCCTTAATCATTTTTGTATTTAATACCAACTGTTCGTGTAGTACTACCCAATCAATAGCATTAAAATCACCCATACCATGCGGTTGTTTTGGTGCTTTACTATAATATTCATCATCATACCATTCTTTGAGGTTGATTTTGTTCACTTTTTCAAAAACTTCAAATAGTTTTCTTTTATCATTTTTAATCATATTAATTTATTTCATTAAAACTATTTTGTACGTCAATTTTAGATTTTTGTGGTAAATCATCGAAATCAGCAACAAATGTACCATCTGGTAATTCATTAATGCCTTTTTCATGCTCTTTTTCTCTCTGTTCAGTAAACCAATTGCCATTCCAGAAATCATTTAAATTAAAATAATAAGGATAACTTACGTTTTTCTTGCTCATAAGTTTCTCAGTATTTGTAGGTTCACGAACTTCTTCAACATTGGCACTTAAAATTTTTGATTGTGCATTTAATTCCTGAACAGTTGCATTAAGACTTTCTAATTGGTCATGAATGCTTTTCATGGCTTCAATATTATGTTTAATAATATCGTTTTGCATTCTATTTACTTCTTGTGACGGGTCAGGAGCATTCATATCATCACCCATTGGATTAATAGGTGCATCACCTTCTGGGGGTGGTGGCAATTGACTATCTCCACCAGTTTTATCAAATGCTGGTACAGGAGCATCTACTGGAGCACCTGCCTGTGGAGCATCAGTATTTTGTGGTTGATCATTCGAAGGCGCAGGAGGTTCTTGTCCTTCTGGTTTAGGAGCATCTTCTTGATTACCAGCTTCATTGGTTAATCCCTGACTTGTAGGAACTGGTTGACCGTCCTTCGTAGCATATATACTATCTGGAACAGCATCAAATTCCTCATTATCATTTACCAGTGGACGATATTTAGGAGTTTCGTTGATTTTATAACCAACACGATATTTAATCTTTCTTAGATGTTCCGCTAAAAGATTATCTTTCTTTTCATTTTTCATTGTCATATATTATTAATATATTTCACGAAGAAGCTGTTTTCCCTCTTTAGTTACAAATACCTTATCAATGCGTTCGACAATGAGACCGTCTCTTTCATCAAGAACAATCTTTTTTACGTTGTCATTTTTTGTTTTTTCTACTAATTCTTCTTCAGTCTCAGTCGGATTGACAAAATCATCAAGTGCTTTTTTTACCTTATCTTTCATAATAAATTAATTTATTTACTATAAATACTCGATAGTTGTCTAAATTTCATTTGGAAATAAAGAATATATCCATCCACTTCTTTTGGCTATTTCATATAATTCAAAATCATTATTTATAAAAGATTTTAAATTTACATATTTTGACGTAATTTTTTTCACACGATTAAAATTCCATACGGGAGAACTACTTCCAATTCCGCCCGTTTTTCTTCTATTTAATGAAATCCACCCATCAATAATATATTTTTGCAAATACTCATTCTCTAATTTAATTGCAATATCTACTTGAATATAATCAGTTAATTGTTTCCTAATTGGAAGTAATCCAGATTTATTTTTATATAAAACAACAGCATCGGTTTTACTTCTATTTCTACTTTTTTCTCTAACATCAATATTGTATGTTAATCCCACATATACGTGTTTATCGGAAAACTCATA